TTTCATAAGAACTGGGTCGTTAATGTCTTTAGTTTCATCTAAATCGTGGCTGGATCCTGTAACATTAACTCCTTGAGCTTTTAAATCCATAGCTGCATCGTATATAAATGCTTCTACATCTTCACCTGGTTCTCCTCCATCTCTAGTTCTAAAGTTAAAGTATATAATAACATTATCGTCTCCATCATCATCTACAACGTCCATCTTAGCATAAGTTGGATCTATATTACTGTCTAATATACTTATTGCTTTCTTATAGTCGCTTTTAGCTACTTTTATATAAGTTGTTTGATATGGTCCTTCTGTTTTAAGATTTACATTGACTCCTTTTTTAGCTAATTTCTCAGCTTCTTCAGAGTCTTTAGTTACAACCATTCCTGCTTCTTGTTCTTTTAATTGATTCTCAAGAGATTCCTTAAGTATTTCTAATTTCTTCACTGTTTTTTGGTTTGTATCTTTTAAAGTACCGTCTTTTATACAATTCAAAGTATATTCACATTTAGATAAACGATCTTTTAATTCTTGATATGTCATAATATAGGTATATAAATAAATAGATTAACTATCCCAAATAACGTTTTTGAACTTTTCTGGGGATAAACCAAAATAGTCTGTTCTCCATTTTGTTTGTTCAAAAAAATCTAAATGAAACCAATTGTCTTTCTTTTTCCATAGATCTTTCGCTACATCATCCCAATCTAATTTAAGAAGAAATTCTTCGATTTCCAACTTTTTTTCTATAACATGTTTATAATTAAATGAGTCCCACTCATAATGAAATACTTCAAATACAGCATCAGGAGAAACATAGTCTATAGATATATCTATTCCCCATTTTGGTTTCATTTTGATTAACTTGTATAACATTGGATTAGAAGGTGCTAAACTATGAAGTTGTTCTAACGCTATAGAACTGAAACCTTTTCTTTCAAATATATCTGAATGATTAATATGAGCACCGTCTCTTTTATCCCATAGTATCCAATCGTATCTCATACAATCTTCGTGTCTTCTTTCTATAGTTTCATATCCGTTATAACCTAAGAAAGCTTGTTCAGCTCTAGTTAAATGGTATCCATTTTGATCAAATAAGTCAACAGACTTTGGATCTTTAAGTGTCTTAATGTCCTCAGTAGGGTCTAAGAAATTAGGTTCCTTGTGTAATGTAGTATTTGCTACTCTCATTTTTTCTTACCACCTTTCATATTAGCGCACCAGTGGTACATTTTAGCTTTCTCACCAGATGCATTTTTAGCTTTCTTTCTGAGATCGGTTACAGAACCTTTACATGAGGCTCCTGATTTTTTTACTCTACCTGGTCTTGATTTACCTTTCTTTTTACCGTCTTTAAAGTTTTCAAGAGCTGTAGGTGAATTATTATGGTCACATTTATGACACATATATAAATCATCTCCTCCATCTTTAATTTTCCACTCCCATCCACAGTTATCGCAAACAATTTTATCGTTAACTACTTTTTCTAATATATCTTCCGGTACATCAAACATCCAAACAGTAGCTTTACCGTTTTTATACATTAAAGCTGTAAGTCTAGTATTACCTCCTAAAAGTTCTTTATGTCCATCTGGGTATACTGCGATGATTGGCATCTCAACAGTACCGGATTTAAGTTGGAGTAATGTTCTCTTCTGTTTGTCTTTATTAAGTAGTCTAAAAGAACTTGGTTTGTTTGCATCTGTATTATTTATGTCTTTTGCTGAGTTTATAGAGACTTCTTTTCCTTTAGATGCTATATTAATCCAAGCTTGTTTACCAAGTTTCTTAAACTCAGGGTACCTTATTGCTTCTTCCCATTCAAAGTTAAAATTTGGGATCTTATAAGTAATACCTTCAAGTAAAAGTTGAATTAAATTCATGCTCTTTTAGCAAGTTCTTTTAATATAATATTTTTCTTTCTTTTGTAATTAGAGTTTTCAAGTAGCTTTTTTAACTCGTCTGTAGATGTAGTAGCAGGAGTATAGTGTTTCCATGACCATTTATTAGTCATCTTTCCTCTAGCATCTCTAACGTACTCTTTAGTTGAAGGTTTAATTTTAGCAGGCATTATTTCTTTTCATTTAAGTTGTCTATATTTTCATATAAATATCTAGCAAGTTTCGAATTACCTTCTTCTGTAAAATGCATATCACCTTCTTTTAATCCAGCATGGTGTAAATAAAGATCTAGGCTACCATCAAATGTATCAGTTTTAATTAAATTTATATTTTTATAAAGAAAATTATAGTCAAAATATTCTGGAATAAGTATATCTGATAGTTTTTTTAAATGTTCTTTAGAAGTGTTAAAAAAAATATAAAAAGGTTCAGCGAAAAATCTTACCTTAGCATTTTTACTTTCTAGATGTAGTTGAAGACTATAGAACTTTTCTAACATTAAGTATTCGTAGTAACTAGTATTATAAAATCTAGATAAAAAGTGTAACTGGTCTTTATTGAACATGTTTTCAGAACGAAGTAAATTAGAAAATATGTGTTCGTTATTGTTGTAATAAAATAACTTTCTTTCTGGAGCGGGTATTTGAATAATTATAGTGTGGTTAGACATATCAGTATACATACTACTGTAACTATATAGTACTCTGGTTATATGATCAGGACCCTGTCCACCGTAGCCTAAGTTTAAAAAGCTTTTAAAATTACTAATTTTTGAAAGTTTACTACCCCAAGTTAAATTATTTTTAACCCATTGTTTATTTATCTTATCTTTTCCGTACTTTTCTTTTAGTTGCGGAGTTGAAAGTTCAGTATAGTATGGAGTCTTTCTTTTTGCAAAGAATGCAGTTCCCTCGGTATGCGAGCAACCACTTACAACTAATTTTTTCATGATCTAAATTTTATCCTTCAGAATGCATCATAAACATTCTAATGATAATTGCTGCTATAATACCAAATATAATCCATAGAGCTCTTGTAACTCCTTCTTTCCAAGACTTTAATGCTTCTACTTCTAACATTTTAGACTCAAATTCTTTTTGGTTAGATTGAAGCTGCTGTCTATATTCAGTGTTTTTATTAGTGTTTACTATAACTCCATTGTCAGGATTAAGTAGAGTATACTTCATTTCTGAAATATCTTCTTTTAGTTCAGACATATCTGATTGCATTTGTTTTAACTCACCATTTGGCATATGTCCTTTAATATGCTTAATTTCTTTGAGTACTGATTCTAAAATATCTTTTTGAGTCACGGTAATTGTTTATGTATAAATATCAACTAATATGCTTACGCATTGTAGTAGTAAAATCTTTAAGGTCTTTAAGTATCTTTTCTCTTGTTTCTTTATTCATTCCTCCCCAATCTTCAACAACTCCTTGTTCAGTAACAAATGTATGTTTGTCGTTAACTGAATCTAGTATCCATCTTTCTATATCATCAATAACTTGCTTCGCGTTACCTTTAATCATCCTTTGTTCATACTGTTTATATAGTCCAGCTTTTTTTAAAGAACGTTCGTAATCTACAGTACAGGGATCAAAGCAGAATCCATGTATCTTAAACATTTTTTTAGCTAACCAATGTTCCATAGAACCATTACATTTCGGACACCTAAGAGGTATTCTTAAAGCTTTTTTTGCTTCATCTAGTTTAGTAATGTTCTGTTTAATACCGTTTTTTACAGTCCACTGTTTACCACTCTCTTCCCAGATATCTCCTTCCTTATATTTTTTTGAAGATTTACGATATCCAGTTTGAACTTTAACTCCAGAAGTAAAATCTTTATTAACTAAATTTCTTACTCTCTGTATGTCAGATTCTTTAAATTCTTTTTTTAATAGTGTTTCTTTATTCATAACCTAATTCTTTCAGCCCATTGATTGCATCTGAAATGTCTCCTTTTCTTACTCTAAATGCAATTCCTCCTGCTGCTATCCATTCGTTTATATTTGATTTTTTATCGTCTATTAATATACTGTTTTCATTAGCATACTTTTGTTTATCTTTTGAGTAAGCCATAATCACTTTAGGTTTAGGATTAAGGTTATTCTTAGCCCATAGTTGTTTACCTAATCTTGAAGCATTATCTCTAGAAGGAGAAGTTAAAAGATCTGCTCCGTATGGTTGTATAAAGCTCCAAAGCTCTTTACCTCTAGGCATCCATTCCATACCTATCCAAAATCTTACTCCAATTTTAACATCAATAAGATGCCAAAAGGCTTCTATACCGAACTCTTTTTCATACTCTTGAGGATGTTTACCTGTAAAGTGTTCGAACCTGCTTTCAAAGTTTGTTAATACACCGTCCATATCACAATATATTTTATATGGCGGTTTTTCTTTTTCTTCTTTTATTGGATATGCATCCAACATTTCTACAATACTATTTTTCATAACCTTTATTTATTTTTAATTCCATCTTCCCAGTTTCGGAAAGTTATATTACCTACTGTGTAAGCTTCTTTTTCTATTTCGACTAGCTCATCGTCTTCATTAGTGTTTGTTGTTCCGTAATTTTTTAATCTACCTTCTATATTTTGTATATGATGTACCATTTCGTGAGTAAATGATCTTAAAACATCTTTAGGGTGTCTTCCTTCTACATACAAAACTACTTCTTTAAGTTCAGGGTTATAGTAAGCTGTTCTACCAAATACACTAGATGCTTCTGCAATGTCTCTTTTAATTTTTATTTCCGGTAAAGGAGATATGTTCATTTTTTGATCTATCATATATTCTAATATAGACCCCATAAATGGAGTGAAGTCAAATCCTGTTTTTTTAAGTTCGTCTACTATGCTAACTCTAATATGGTCTTGCATAAATCTTACTGAAACATTATCTGCTCCGATTTGGTTTTGTATCCTCTTATAAAGAGTAATTAAATGAGCTTTGTCTTTTGACTTAATAGCTGCTTGTGGAACAATGTGTGATCCTGATGTGCCTTCGTCGGTTTCTTTAGATTCAAAAAGACCAGTAATGACCTCTTTTATCTTATCTTTCATTTGTTCAGATACAATAGTAGATTTTAACATATTTAAAATATTTAAAATTTCTTTGCTAGATAATTTAGAAGGAAAAAAATCTTTTATTTTATCTAAATTACCGCTTAAAATAGCTTTTCTAAAATTAGTAGCTCTTATACCACTACTTAGTTTTGATGTAACTGATAAACCTTTAACGTTAGGAGTCTTTTTAAAAGTGGATATTCTTCTTAAATCTATATAGTCTTCTTCAGATCGTACTCCTGTTACTGCAAAAAATTCTTCATTAGGATACTCAGCAGCATAATCTCTAGCTTCAACCATAGGATTTTTTTGACTGGCTATAATTTCTACATTGGGTAGATATTTTTTATATATGTTCCAAATAGCTTCAGACTGTTTCTGATTAATCCCATTTCTCTCATTTCCTCCTATAAAAATTACTACTTTATCCGCTTTAAATATTCCGTCAAAGTCTTTTTTTATAACAGCAGGTCCTGCATCTTTATAATTATCCAAACCATATACCTTTCCCTGAATACCGTTTAGTAGTGACTCTACGATTTCAAAGTGACCTTTATGAGGTGGTTTATATGCTCCTGGATATAATGCTATCATGCAAGAAAGTTTTGTAATTTATTATCTATTTCTCTTGGAGTACTGCTTACTAATTTACTATTAAAAATAGGGTTAAAAAGCATCTCAGCAATATTTTCTAATACTTCATCTTCATTTTTTAAAGCTTTCTCTTTTTGATTTCTATAGCTTTTTAACTTTTTAGTCATTTTATCATCTCCTGGTCCTACTCCGTTTTTCTGGTACCAATCTTGAAAGTACTTTTTTAACACTCTATCTTCACTGTAATTATCTCTATCATAATCCATATGTGAAGTAGCTTTTTCAAATTCTTGTTGTTCTTCAGCAGATAATTTAATAGGGTTTCTAAAAGAAGAGCCGTCTATTTTATTTTTCTCTGCATATTTTTGTAAATAATCTTTAATACCTATTACTCCATTTTTAGCAGCAGTATCAAATGCTTTAATATCGTCTTCAAATTCTTTTCTTATATTAACGAACAGAGAAAAGTTACCTTTAGTCATTTTAATATAATCATCTATAAGCTGGTATACATTTCTCCAAGTTGAAAATACAGCTGATTTAGGAACGTTTCTTTCTCTTTGAAAGTTAGAAATAAAGGCCTGCATTGGGTGAGTATATACCATTACCATATAAACATTAAATCCTTTAGATAAAATATCTTTTATCTTTTTAGAATTAGACGCAGTTGTATCCCAAACGAAAGAACGTTTGTTATCTACGAACTCCTCTGCTTCCTGGTCTGCTGCTCGAGCTGCTGGTCCCAGCTTGTTGTATGCTGGATGATCCGGATCCTCTACGTATTTGTCCGGATTGACTAGGGGTAGAGATTTGAGATCTAGTTGTTGGAGGAGGTATGATTTTCCTGCTCCAGCTCCCCCTGCCATTATTACCGCTTTCGGGCCTGCCGTAGCCTCTAATATCAGGTCTGATAGTTTTATCATTGTTTAATTGGTTTGGATTATTATATTCTCTTATTCTTATATTACTATTTCGTCCTTTTAAAATGTTAATTGAACGTCTCAGCTCAGTTTCATTTTTTTCTGGTTTAATATATGTTCGTACTTTAATATCTTTAGTGTATTGACTTCCTCTTCTAGTTTTAGCGTAAGCTATATTTTGTCTATTCCATATATGAAAATTACTATAGTATGGATCCCAGCTATTCCATCCCCAAGAATTAAACCTGTAAGGGTTCCAGAATCTATAGGATCTAAAATTATAATTAAAATTCCAATCAAACCAGAAATCGTATTTATTTACATAAAGATCCCAAGGTGTAAGATTAAAATTATATCTGAATAATCTATTTCTATTATAAAAAGAATAGTACCAAGATAAATCTTGATCCATAGCATATTGAGCAAAATTCCATCTAAACTTATTGTCTCTGTCAAATTTTCTTTGAAGTGAGTATTCATTATCTATAACATCTACCAGTATACCTTCTTGAGTAACTATTGGTGAATGGTTAATAGTAGATAATTGAAAGCTACCACAGCTCATAAAAGTTAGACCGATAAACAATAAAATAAAGTTCTTCATATATAGTTTATTATAAATAGTTACACTTTTATAGTAGTAGGGTAACTATTATAAATCGGTTCAGTATTAGGATTTTCTAACTGATATAGTTCGTATATGTTTTTAAATAGTTTAAAGTTCTTTTCTATTTCATCTATCTGTAGTACTTTCCAACCTTTACCTTGCATTACTCCTTTCTGCTTACTAGGTCCTCTACATTTAGCTTTGAGCCATATAATACCAGTTCTTTCTATCTCTACATCTCTACTCTCTTTAAGAGCTTTAGCATAAGAAGCTAACTGAAGATCGTATGATTTATGTATACTATTAGAAGTTTTAAGATCTAATAACCATACCTCTCCTTTAATTTTACAGACTATATCTGCAGTACCAGCATACTTGTACTTATCTGACCATACAAATTGTTCAGACGATATTAATTCTGGTTTATATTCTTTCCAGAACTCTGCAAATTTTAATATCATCTCCCATACTATCTGAGAGTATTTAGCATTACCGTAATCATCCATCCAGGAGATTTCTTCTCCTTCTACTAGCTTCTCAGCAGCTTCATGTACTTGAGTACCTTCTTTACCTGCTCTTCTCATTATAAGATCGGCGTTATGCCCAACGTCTTTAAGCCATGACTCAAAAAACTTATTCTTGGGCATATACTGGAGTATAGTGGTTACGGACGGGTAATATACTCCTTCGCCTCTCTTATAAACTCTCCTATCTAGAAAGTTTATTTGCTTTAATTCTGGGTTAAAATCTAATCTGTTTTTTTCATTCTGTTTAAGAATGTTCATTCCTTGTTTGATCATAAGTCAAGTTTATGCATCATGAGAGAAGATAAATCTAGCTCTTGTGCATTTTGTATGTGTTTAGTAAAAGCAAAGAATCCCATTTCAGAAGGGTCTTTATCTTTCATTTCTACCAGGTAAACTTTTTTACCTTGATTAAGTAGTTGTTCTGATATTTTTAAAGCTCTGTCTCTAGCATCAGAATCTAGAGCAACGTATATATCCGAAGTAGAGCTGGTTAATAACTTTTTATATAGTGATGGTGCCATATTTTTACCTAATAAAGGTACAGCATTACGTTTTATAGACATTGCATCGAATACTCCTTCACAAAGAACTATAGGAGCATTCCAATTAATTAAGTTTTCAAAAAAGACTATGTCTTTAGATATTTCAGGATTTTTGTACTTGAAGTAGTTTCCATCATAAGCTCTCGCAATAAAAAAATTGAGTTGTCCGGATTCAGAATAACTTGGAATAATAATTCGTCCTCCATACTCTCCAGATGTACAGTACCCAATTTGGTATTTAATAAAATCATTGTTGGAAAGTCCTCGTTCATATAGATAGTTTTTTACTGTATTAGCTATAACCGATGATTCTGATGCGGATGAGAGTGACTGATATTCATCAGGTATCTTTAATATAGATATCCCTTTATATTCTATTTGTGCTCCTTTAGGTAAGTATTTTAATATTTCAGCTGATTGTGCTTTTGGTACTTTAAGTTGGTAAAGTAGAGATCTTATAGTAGTTCCTTTAGTTTCACATACCCAACATTCCCATGGATTTTTTCCATGTTCGTTAGTTGCCATATTAATTTCTAGCTTAGGTTTTCTATGATTACAAAAAGGACAGTGAAAAGCATGGTTGCCTCTCGCTCTCTTGTGGCTTTTGCCCAATAAGTTTTCGATAGATCCTAAAAGGAAAGTATAGTCCATAACCCAGTCCGTATCTTAATTATAAGATAAGAACTTTATTTCGAATAAGCAACTAATTAGATTGTTAATTCTTCTATGGCTGCTTTAACCGTACGATTAAGTAGTTCTTTATTCTCAATATCAAGATAGTCATTAAGTTTAGAAGAGATAGCTTCTGCTAAAGTACTAATATCACTATCTGAAAGATTTATTTCGGATTGATGTATTATTCTCTTCTTTTCTAAAATGATCTTTGATAACTTCATAATCAGTCTCTTTTTATAATTCTTACAATTTCACCTTGGTCATCATCATCTGTATGAAATACTTCATAATCTCCTAATACTTGACCATGGTATTTATTACCGAAATCTGCCATATCTTGCTGTGAACCTTTAACATCTATTCTTTCTCCAAATTTCACATAGAACTTTAAATGAGGGAATTTTTTAGATAGCTTTACTGCTAAATTATCTAAGTAGCCTTCATTTAATAAAATACTAGACAAATTCATAATTAACAGTCGCAGCAACTACATTCACAAGATTTACCGCAGTTACATAATTTACAATTACATTTCATATATTTTTACTTTTAGATTACCAGTTCCTTTTATTAAACGATGATAAGTCTCTTTTGGTATAAATAGTTTGTTTTTAGATAATATCTTTGGCGGTTTATTATCTAGTTGAAACTTCCAATCAGTATCATGTAGAGCTTCAACTATACGGTCTTCTTTATCTCTATGCCATACAAATTCAAAAGAAGAAGTACTGCTGGAGAATTCTCTTATAATATATCCGTTTTCTTTAGTTTCAGAATACGGTCTACCAGTAACCTGAGAAGTTTGATGATCCACCTAGTGATTTCCAATAACGGCCAATATTACATGACCAATAACCTGCTTTTGTTTTATCTTTTTTTGTGGCACACTTATGTCTAGCAGCAAAAGAAGCTCTTGCTCCTCTCTTTTTTAACTTGACTGAAAGACCAGTATCTCCAAAAGAAACTTTTTTTACATTACCTTTTTTTGACTTAACATAGACATAGAACTTTTTACTCCCACCTCTTTTAGGTTTGTTAAGAGCAACCTTTTTACCTCTGTATTCAGCTTCCGGTATGTAATCAACTGACGCTTTTAGCATTTCAAAACCATTATAATCAAAAGATTCGTTTTGTATTGAAACTGCTTTTCTAAATTTGTCCATGTTTATATTACCCCCAATAGACTCTACTAATTCTTTAACTAGTTCGTAGTTAATCATTTCATCTATCGAAGAAGCTTCATCGATTGTATTTTCATCTTCGATCATATCGTCGATCATACATCCGATTTCAAACAGAGGGTTATACTTTGGAGATACCATAGGTAAGTCTAAAGGAACCTTTAAACCATTATACTCAGCATACTCTCCTATATCTGTTGTTTCTAAAAGTTCTTTATCAGCTTCATCTAACTCGATTGCTTCGTCTCTAAGAGCTTCTCTTGCTTCTTTGAATAGTTGTATAAAGGCATCCGAATTATAACGGTAGACATGCTCATGTAAAGAGAGCTTATTGTCTACGTGGTACTTTAATGATGGGTATCCGATAATATCTTTTAATTTAATCATAGTTATTTCATTTCAGGATGAAATAGTAACTTGATAACTTTAGCATCTTTAGAGACTGATTTACCGTCTATTTCTACTTCTATAGGGTAAGGTTCAAATTTATCAGCCCAATAAGCTATATCGTAGCTTCTATCCTCTCTGCTAGTTACTAATAGTCCTCTATTATATTTATCGTCTTCAGCTTGAAGAACTTTTTCTTTATCTATAGGCAAAATTAAATCGCCCATTAACTTTATGTTACCTTCTTCGTACCCGTCTCCGTGTCCATCTTCTTTAAGTAATATATCTACTAATTTCATAAGTGAAAATCTTTACTATAAAATTTTCCTAGAATATTATCGTTAATGTAATTATTACGAGTATCTAGTACTTCATTTATAAATAGGTGCTTACATTCAAAATATGTTAGTTGCTTTTTATTACTAACGTACTGTAAAATCCTTCTTTCGAATTGTTCTACTGGATGATTAGCAATTAGTTTTTTGATAGTTTCATGAGAGCCGTAATAATCCTGCTAATCAGATTCAGTTATTACCTTTTGTTTCAAGGGCACTCTTCCTCCTATGCCTTTAGATTTTCTCTCTTCTCTTAACGCTTGAAGAGCTCTTTTACCAAGTCTTTTATTTCTTTCAAAATATAAAACTTTTTTACCAATGTATTTTAAACCAGAAGGTTTATGTGTTACTTCGTATATAAAGCCATAAGTATCTTCAGGCATATCTGATATTTCGTTTACGATTTTACTGTGGTAAGTCCAACAAGGATGTGTCATAGTATTAAGTTTTATTTATTAACCTGTATGCATGACCAAAGGTATGAAATTTTTCTTCAATTTCAAACCCTAGACTAGAATTTAAGGATTTATGAAGTGTATTATCATCTAAAAAAACAGCGTTTCTATCTAAAAGTTTATTTAGTAGTATAAATTCTCTTAAAAATTGCTGTTGATTTAAGGTTAGTTGGGTCCAGCTTTCTATATTTAATCCTGTGTCTTCCCTCAAAGGACTAAAATCATCAGGTTTACTTTCACTTTTTATTATATCTTCTTTTAGTCTTATTCTTACAAAACCAGTTAAATACATAAACCTCGTAAAAAAAGTTGCAAAGCGAGGTACTTTTTTACCTCCTTTTATTCTATGCTCAAATTCGTTAGAGTTAAAATCACCGTATAACCCTTCTGGGATAGGTCTTTTTGGATTAGATTCAGATTCAAAAAAGTTTTTTAATTTAGGGTTATTGTATATAGTTCCAAAAAAATGTTTGAGTACTTCAGTCTTTTCTTTTACAGGTATTAGTTTATAATATTTTTTTAGTATGTAAATAACTGTTTGACGGTGATCCATTAGCTTTACACTTTGGTGTGGTGGTTTAGAAAAAAGCAATGTTCCATTAGGAGTAATCCAAAGTAAACGGTAGGCAGGGCAATCTAAATCAGATTTTACGCCCAAACAAAACTTTTCTTTTGTTAAGCTTTCTACATTATGGTCACATATTGTGTAGTCTAAAATAACTTCACGATAGGATCTACATTCAGAAAACTCTCTTACAAAGAGTTCAGTAATATTTTTAATATGTTTATAATCCATAACATTAGAACTGAACTCCATCAACTAATAGGTTTCGTTTAAAGTTACCGGTTGAGCTATCAGTAAATGTTAAAGTACCTAGTTTAATATAGGCTGACTGATTAGTTGGGTGATTAAGAAGTCTATCGCCGTATTTGTACGCATCCGATTCATTATAAGCAGTTATATTTCCTCTTGTAGTATATAGGTAGTAGGGTCCAATTGTACTATGTTTAGTACCGCCTGAGTTTAAAAATTCACCTCCATTTACTTTAGACCAAGTTCCGCCGCTCCAAAGCTCTATACTAACGTTAAAAGCTCCGTCTCTTCTATTAGCAAGCCACCATCCAAAGATTTCTATTTCAAAAGTTGATGTACTTGAAAAGTCACTTATTAATTCATCTTGATTTACTAGTATATGACGTGAATCTGCATCAGTATCAGGGTCGTATGTTGAAGATTTATATCCATGCGCTATATAAATATTACTATTTGTTAGAGAGCCATCAGCCCATTGGTATCCAATATGAAATCTATCTTCATCATTATGGTCAACAATACCAAATCCTACGTAATTAATATCGGTTATTGATTCGTGAGTACCATCGTAGGTGGCGTTTCCGGTAGTATTAGGAGCTAGTCCGGTTAGTGTAACAAACTCAGATTGTCCATCTAGGGCGCTTCTATTATTATTACTTCCAGTGTCGTAGTTCACTTTAATAAGGTACGCATCTTGCCCAAGATCATTCCATGTCTCAGTTCCTTCAGAAGGTAAAGTACTTTGGTTGTAGAGAGGGTACCCTTGAAACTGTATCGAAGAAGATATTTGGTTAGAAGCGTCTGTAATAGTTCCGGTAATATTATTATCAAAGTATTCTGATACTGAAGCTGATATAAAGTCGTTAAAATTACTAGCTGAGAAGTTTTGGTTGATTGACTGCAAAGACTGTGAGACAGCACCTTCGATTGAATTCCAGTCTTGAGA